GGGGCTAGTAGACTGTATCAACGATTATCTTAATCGTATGACTAAAATAGTTTTAAAGAACGGTGGTACGGTAGATAAATACATGGGTGATTGTATCATGGCATTTTGGAACGCTCCATTGGACTGTGAAAATCATGCAGAGATGGCAGTGCGAACTTCTGTTGAATGTGCAGTAGAAACAGAGGCTTTAAAACAATCATTTAAGGATAAAGGACTTCCAGAGATAAATATAGGAAGTGGAGTAAATACTGGAACATGTATCGTAGGTAACATGGGAAGTGATTCCAGATTTGATTATTCAGTAATAGGTGATGCAGTAAACCTTGCTGCAAGACTTGAAGCACAAACTCGTAACTATAAAACAGATGATGGTGGTATTGTGAATACCTTATATTCGTCATATACGCAAGATCAACTCCCCGAAGAACTAAGAGGGGAAGAGATTGATAAAATCAAGGTGAAAGGTAAGGAGGAATTAGTTACCATTTATAAACCGAAAGATGAGAAATGAGTAGAAATTATTACACACCAAAAACAGGACATGCGGCATCTGATGCATATTTCAAAAATCAAGCTATCTGGATGGATAGCGACCTGCTTCGTAGCTTTTGTCTTGGTATAGGTGTTGGTGCATTTTTGACACTAATCATTATATTTTCAGTATAAAATAATACTTGACAAATTATGACCCGTAGTGTATGATCTAATAGTAACTGAAGAAGGAGTGCGTTTATGGACGCAACTACACATACCCTTATAGCAGTGGTAATGCTTATGGCTGCTTATTATGTGGGTAGGTATTTTTCTAAGAGGTCAATCTTAGATGAAATTGTAACCTCTATGCTTGATAATCTTGAGAGGGACGGATATGTTGCTGTCAAGACTGATGTGGCTGGAGAGAAAGAATTAATAAAAATTGAGGACTTGGTTAAAAAAGGTTCTTGACATTTTATGACCATTCGTATAAACTGAGGACAATATGAGAATTGAAGTAAGAAACAACAATGTCGATCAGGCATTGAGAGTATTAAAAAAGAAATTGCAAGCAGATAATGTTTTCCAAGAACTTAGGAGAAGAGAATTTTATGAATCTAGAGGTGAAAGACGAAGGCGGGAACGGAATGCTGCAAAACGAAGGCAACAACGAGACCTTGCAAAAAGAAAAGCAGAGCTCGGTTACTAAGGAACATGAAAATCTGACAAAAACCCTCACCCCAACAAAATCAAATCACCCGTTTTCTTGGTGGGTGAAATGGGTTTCATCTATTATTCTGATTGTCGCTATGATTTTCACTGCTAATAATATTTACCCATATAACTTATTTTTGCATTTTGTTGGTATCGGTGGTTGGTTAATTGTCGCAATAGTTTGGAATGATCGAGCACTAATTGTTATTAATGCAGTCGCACTTGCAATTTTCGCTAACGGGATGATTGCATATATCTTGAAAACCTACTACCCATAAGGATAAATAGTAAGATGGCTAAACGTAAACCTACTGTGGAAACGGATAACTCTTCTTGGCAGGCACCGAAGAAACGTAAGAAACGTAAACCCATGTCAGAAGAGCAACGTGCTGCAGCTGCAGAACGACTCGCAAAGGCAAGGGAAAAGCGTGCCGCAGCAAACCCTGATTATGGTATGTCAGGTATACATGAGAGTATTCGTGATTTACCAGATGAACACCAATTACATCCTAAAAAAGTTAAGGCTTGGATTAAGACACAGAAAGATCTGTTGAGAACTGAAAAAGCATCTGCTCGTCAGAATGTAAAGGGTGCAATTGCTCGTGCAGCAAATCATGAAGCATATATTCGGTCTTGTAATAGATATTTGCGTGATGGTGATTGGACTGATAACTTTTATGGAGAGTATCAGGAAAAGAAAATTACCAGACGTTGTGTCGCCCAAGCATATTACTGGTATGGACCTAAGAAGGGTGAACCAAAGTTTGATGTAGGTACATACTATCCCCTATTGGGACAGGTATACACTCAAGAAATGTATAATGAAGAGAATCCACAGGTAGCAGAAAGAGCGAAGAAAAATGTCGGAAGAAAACGCAGACGCAAAAGTACCAAATAATATCATTAAGGGCCCTTGGAAGTCTAATAGGGTAAAGGTTCCCGATCATGATATGGTTGCTCTTCAGCAAGATATTGCATTTATTGAAGAGTTATCTGAAAGTGTTATGGTTCAAATGATATTTACTCTAGGTGAAAATGGAGTTGATATTAGTGAAAAGGATTTCTTACAGGATATTGCTTTTGTAATTGAGTCTTTGAAATCAACTCTTTATCGTGAAATGGGATTACCACACCCAATGTCTAAAATTATAAGGATGATCTCATCAGTTTCAGTGGAAGAGAAATCACTTGAAAATCCAGACGGTGCGGTTACTACACAATTCAGTATGGAAAAATTAAATAAAGCTATGGAGAAATTGAATATTGGAGAAGATGACAAACCAGTGGCATGAAGTTTTTAGTCCTACAATACTAGAAACTTATGTGCCCCAAAGGTTTATTGATATTGTAAATGAAGTGGGTGATGATGTTCTAACTGATAAGAATAAATCAGCACAATGGGATTTTTCTGACAAGTTGGTTGGTAAGGTTTCTGCTGAAATACAGATACCTATCACTGATAAGAACACTAAAAAATATCTTGCAGATACTATGAAGAAGGGTTGTTTAGAATATCTAAATAAGATGATAGAATTCAATCGTTCTTATGGTTGGAATAAAATGTCCAGTAAGACACCTACTATAGACAATATACATATAGCACAGAGTTGGATTGTTAGTCAATACGCTGGGGAATATAATCCTTGGCATAAACATAGTGGAGATTTTTCTGCTGTAATTTATCTTAAGCTTCCTGATGGTATGGAAGGTGAGTATAAGAAAGATGAAGAAGATCATTATCCTTCAAATGGATTGATTGAATTTATGTACGGTGAAGCACAAGACTTCAGAAGTGACGGTGTGAAATTCAAACCAGAGATAGGAAAGTTTCTAGTTTTTCCTTCATACCTAAAACACTTTGTCTATCCCTTCAACGTACAGGGTGAACGAAGGAGCATGAGCTTTAACGCATACATGAAAGCATAATATGATATTAGTTGATATGAACCAAATTGCACTCGCAAATGTGATGATGCATCTTAATATGACGAAAAAGACTAAACCAGACGGTAGTATGGTTCGTCATATGATTCTAAATTCTCTACGAATGTATAGAACCAAATTCAAGGAAGAGTTCGGTGAACTTGTTCTTTGTTATGATTCTAAGCATTATTGGCGTAGAGAAGTATTTCCTCAATACAAAGCAAGTCGTAAGAAAACCAGAACAGAATCTAATAAGGATTGGGATGCTATATTTGAAGTCCTAAATTCTATTAGAGATGAACTCAAAGATATTTTCCCTTACAAGTTTCTAGAAGTGTACGGTGCAGAAGCAGATGATATTATCGCTGTATTGTGCGGTGAACTTGAGTATGATAACGGTAAGACACTCATTTTATCGGGTGATAAAGATTTCATTCAGTTACAGAAGTATAAAAATGTGTCACAGTTTAGTCCTATCACCAAGAAGTTTGTTAATGGTGAGGACCCTGTTCAATACCTAAAGGAACATATTCTAAAGGGTGATGCAAGTGATGGTATACCAAACATTTTATCACCAGACAATACCTTTGTAGACGGGTTACGTCAAAAGCCCCTAAGTAAGAAGAAGATTAGTTCATGGGTAGATAATGATATTCATGATGTTCTACCAAATGATGAAACGATTAGAAACTATCAACGTAATCAAACTTTGATTGATTTAGACAAATCACCCAAGGAGTTGTTCTTACTTATTCTTAAAGAATTCCAAAATGCACCAGAAGGTGATCGGAGTAAACTACTAAATTATTTTATACAAAAGAGATTAAACAATCTCACTGAATCTATAGGAGACTTTTAATGCCAGATAATTATCAACCACTGTTTTCAGAAATTTTAGAGAAGGTATCTAAACTGAAAACCAAAAAAGAAAAGGTTGCACATTTGCAACAATATAATAGCGATGCATTACGCATGGTTATTAAAGCGTCATTTGATCCAAAGATTGAATGGATGTTACCAGAAGGTAGTGTTCCTTTCATGGCAAATGAAGCTCCAGAAGGAACTGAACATACCATGTTGATTAGTGAAGCAAGGAAACTATTTCATTTCATCAAAGGGGGTAATCCTACTCTACATCAGAACAAACGTGAATCCATGTTTGTACAGATGCTCGAGGGATTACAGGAACAAGAAGCAAATCTTCTAGTTGCTGCAAAGGATAAGAAATTACATCAAAAATATAAAGGACTTTCCAAGAACGTAGTTTGTGAAGCGTTTAATTGGGATGACAACTTTATGGTAGTGGAGCATGAAATGTATCATGCAACACCTGGCTCTGCTTCGGGGGTATAAATGTTAATTGAAGATGATGTTAAGTTTGACTATTCAGATGTGCTAATTCGACCCAAACGATCAACTCTTACCTCACGGTTTGATGTTGAAATGGAGAGAACATATACCTTCTACCATAGTCAAAAGGAATGGACAGGCGTACCTATCATCGCTAGTAATATGGATACTACAGGTACGTTTGAAATGCATTGGGCATTGAGTAGACATAAGATGGTTACTTGTATTGCTCGTCATTATAACAAAAACTATAATGATTGGTCAAAGTATGTTATGGATGAACAATATGAACATTCTTGTGTAATGTCTGGTATATCTAAACAAGAACTTACTGAATTAGTTCATATCGGTAAAATGTTTCCTGTATCATTTGTGGGGTTAGACGTTGCAAATGGATATACGAAGAACTTTGTAGATGCAGTTAGTTATGTACGAAAGGAACTTCCTGATGCAACCATTATTGCTGGTAACGTGGTTACTGGTGATATGACGGCAGAACTTATTATGGCAGGAGCAGATATTGTCAAGGTAGGAGTAGGGCCAGGAAGTGTCTGTACTACTCGTATCAAGACAGGTATCGGGTATCCACAGTTAAGTGCAGTTATTGAGTGTGCAGATGCAGCACACGGTATCGGTGGACATATTGCTGCAGATGGTGGTTGTACATCGTCAGGTGATATTGTCAAAGCGTTTGCTGGTGGTGCAGATTTTGTTATGATCGGTGGTATGTTAGCAGGTCATGATGAGTGTGATGGAGAACTGGTATTTGACGATGACGTAGAAGAACCTGTAGGGATGAAGTTCTACGGTATGGCATCTAATACTGCTATGGAACGTCATGGACATCCGAATCGTGAATATCGTGGTGAGGAAGGTAAGACAGTTACCGTACCATATCGTGGTAAGGTGAAGTATACTGTGCTAGATATTCTAGGGGGTATTCGCTCTGCCTGTACATATGTGGGTGCAAAAAGACTAAAGGACTTGACAAAGTGTGCAACATTTGTTAAAGTAAATAATACACATAACCGAATATATGAATAGGAGTTATATATGAGCACTAGTTTAATTAACGCACTGAAAAAACGGTATGAATCAGAAGTTGCATGTGCAAAAGCAAATATTGGAGTATACACTACTAATCCAGTAGGAATTGGAGAACATGCAGATTTGATTGGTGCCATTGATAGTGAAGTTTCAAAAATGTGTGAAGCGGAAGAAAAATTGAGAGCACTGGAAAGTCATTTCGGGAAACCATTCTAATGCCCCTATCTCGCAAACGTGTCATTTATGATCGTGATGGACAAACACCATACATGCATAGGTGGCATCTCATTTTTAGAGAAAAATCTGACCATATGGAGAGGAACGTGAGGATACCCTTTAATGCGTATCTTCACAAGATCGTATTGTCAGATGAACCGATTCTCCATGACCATCCTTGGGATTGGGGTACATTTATCATCAGCGGTGGATACTACGAACATACACCAGAAGGAACCTTTTGGAGAGGCCCTGGCACGATGAGGACTCGCACCGCTACCGACCAACACTGGTTGGAACTTAAAGACGATAAACCCTGTTGGACAGTGTTCTGGCATGGTGCCAGACAGAGAACTTGGGGGTTCCAGACAGATGATGGTTGGCAAGATTATCGAACTTTTTTAGAGAATCGTGCAAAATCAATAGCTTAGAAATGCACTTTTTTGTTGACAAACTCTGACCTGTATGTTATTATATACACATAATGATGATTGAGAGAGAGACAGTGATGAACGAATACGGTGTTGATACGGAGAGGGAAGTCGCAGAACGTGAGGACCTTGAGATCTTCATCTATGACGGACACAAAGATGCGTATGGTGTCAAGGGACGCCATTACGACTTCGCTGCTATGACGCTGGAAGACTTGCGTAAGGAAGCAGACCGTATTGCAAATGCCATTGACGTAGCGATTGCCGAGGAAAAGGAACGGGAAGTAGAAGACCTTGTCGCCTTTGAGAAGGAAGTTGAGGACGTTATCGGTTACGGTGCTGGAAATCGGGAAACTGCTCTACGGTGGATGACTGATGGGGAAACCTTCTACCATAGTCAGTCTGTTGAGGGTTGGGTCTACGGTAAAGGTATCCTGTTCACTGATTATGGACGGAATCTCGTCAAGGAATTGATGGGAATCGTCACTTTTTGTGAGGAATAAGTCATTTTTTCCTTGACAAAACCTGTTGAGTATGGTATTATAAGACATAATGATGAGAAAGAGAGAGATTATGAAAAACAAGATTGATTTTATCAGTGCAGAAAACGGTGGAATTAAGATGTTCGCCGGTGTAGGAAACGTCAAGGGTTGGATGAAGACTGCAAGTGGTATTGCTTATGTTTTAGCCACTGTTGGTCTTGCTGATAGGGTGATGGGTTCTTCTACGATGGATTTCGCCTCTGAAGAGGGGTTTGAGAATGATGGTGATGCCATGAAGTTGTGGGATGAAGCCATTGCGATTTATAACTTTGAAGTCAATGGAGTTGCCTAATGACTGTTTATGTAACCGAAAAATCCAAGAGTATCCTTGCTGGTTTGTCCAAGATGAAGACTGCCATGATTGAGGACTACAATAGTACATCGTCCAATGATGAAATGAAGGCAAATTTTGCTGATGGTATTTCTGTTGAGTACGGTAAGAAGTACATCAAGATTGTTAAGACACTTGGTTCTCAGCGGATGGTTTGGGGATTTATCGTTGGTGTTGACAACGATAAGAAGTTCAAATTGGGTGACATTCTGAAACCTGCTGGTTGGAAAGCACCCGCAAGAAACGCTGCAAGGGGTAACATTCTTGACGGTGGATATCCTATTAACTGGACAGGACCTTTGTACCTCTAATGACTGAAGAACAAGCCAACGATATGATGTTGATGATGGAACAGCTTGCCGGAGATATTCGGGAACTGACCTACGCAATCAGGGAAAACAATGACCCTGCTGGTATTGGTGAAATTAGGGAACGTGTAATGAACGAGTTAAAAGGAACGCTTCATGGGTAGAATGAAAGATTGGATGATGGACATGGAAGAGAATATCGTGTCTGCCATTGAGTCGGGTGCAACGACTACGAATGATGTTGTCGCCTTTGCCAAAACGAATATGTCTATCGTTGATGAAAGGTTCATCGCCGAAAAGACTGAAGAAATTATGGGAGAATTTTGATGGGAATGTTCATTTTTATGATCGGAATTTTGTTTTCGATACTTGCTGTCGGTGGTGCCGAAGGTACTGCCGGACTCTCTCTCATCATACTACTGGAAACAGCAAGTATCTTATTCCTTATATTGGGTGTATATAAAATGAAAGATACTGGTGATCTTGCGTAAGTGAACCCAATATAGGAACGAAGGGGTGTCTCTGGGCACCCCTTCACTTTATTTATGATCGGAGATTAAATGATAAAGGCTACACTAATAGGCGGAGTAATGCTTATGTCTGGAATTATTTCAGCACATGAACCTGTCAATGCAAATGACCGCAAAGTTTTAGATGAATCCGCAAAATGCCTTGCCTTGAATATGTACTACGAGGCTAGAAATCAAGGAACCGCTGGTATCCTTGCTGTGACTGCCGTGGTTCTCAATCGTGTAAACGATAAACGATTCCCTGATACAATCTGTGGAGTTATTAAACAAGGGCCAACTCGTCCATCATGGAAGGACAGGAGTAAACGGTTTCCTGTGAAACATCGTTGTCAGTTCTCTTGGTTCTGTGATGGTAAATCAGATAATCCAAAGAACACGAAAGATTTTAGTCGTTTTACCGAAATCTCTACTTCAATCTTGACAGGTGAGTTGCCATTCATAGATATAACAGATGGTGCTACGTTCTATCATGCTGACTATGTTAAACCCTCTTGGGCTCGAACAAAAACTCGCACGATAGAAATTGGAGATCACATTTTTTATCGGTGGAAGTGACTTGACAATTCTAGTGAAAAAGTGTACTATATTATTATAACTGAAGGAAAATCAAATGGCATTAAAGTATGTTGAAATATCCGTTATGGACGATGGTGAATTGTCTATTGATGGACAAACCAAGCCAGGTGGTAATCTTGATATTCGTGAATATGAAGATGGTGAATGGACAGGTGGTTGTTATGCTACCTATGATAATCTTGTTGCAAAAATAAAGGAACATTTGGAAGATGGATAGAGATAATGAGCGATTGTGGAAATTGATCGGCAATAAGAAGTTGAATATTAAAGGTCGAAGCAAAAAGTCTATTGAATCAGAACTGGAATCTTATTACCAAGTCAAAGGTGGTAAAACAAAAAGTGTGCATAACAGAATAGCTCGCCTTGAAGAAGCAATGGAGAAATATGGTCAATGAATATCTTCTATCTAGACCGTGACCCTGTAGTTGCCACACAGATGATGTGTGACAAGCACGTTGTCAAGATGATACTTGAGTCTGCTCAAATGTTGTCTACTGCTCATCGTGTTCTTGATGGTGATGAGATTGCAGACTCCAAAGGTATGTACAAGATGGCTCACAAAAACCATCCTAGTACTATTTGGGTGAGAACTAATTCATCAAATTATGAATGGTTGTGGAATCATATGGATGCTCTAATGAAAGAGTATACCTATCGGTATGGTAAACATCATGCTACAGAACGATTGATTCATCCTCTGTGGGAATTCCCTAAGAATATTACTCATGGTGATTTTACTGATCCACCACAATGTATGCCAGATTATTGCAAAGGTGATGATACTGTATCTGCATACCAAACTTACTATATAGTAGAGAAGTCAGACTTTGCAACGTGGAAAAAGCGAAGTAAGCCGGAGTGGTGGAATGACAGACAAGAGTACGAAGACTATTGGGGATCACTCAGCACCCAAACGTGAACCTTATTGGGAGTATATGGGACGGCGACTTAGAGAAGAACGTCCTAGAATAGTTACAGAGGCAGACATGTACCAAAGAGAAATTAAGGATATGAATAAACAACTATATACCTTAATGATTAAAGTTACAGAAATGCGTGAAGAGATAGACGGACTAAAATATAAGGTGGAATTATTGGGTGGAGATCCAAGACAGATGGAGTTGAAATTTTAATGCCTACTTATACCCTTTTTAACGAACTAGCAGGAGTGGAATATGAACAATTTATGTCCATTTCTGAGTACACTGAATTAATGAAGAATAATTCTCATATTAAACGTGTGTGGGATAGTGCCCCTGCCATTGTTGGAGATCATATATCAGGAGTTGGACCAAAGGTAGATGGTGGTTTTACTGAAAATATGCAAAGAATTGCAGCTGCACATCCAAATTCACCCATGGCAGATAGATATGGTGGTAATAAGACACATGCTAGAATTAAATCGGAACAACTTGCAAAGAAGCATGGTTTAATGGAATAAATAGTTTGGTGCAAGCGAGAATTACAAACGACAGCACTAACGCACAGCGTTTTGGAAGCTGGGTCGTCAATCCGCTTATGCACCAGAGAGGGGGATGTGTGACGCCCCCGGCTCCATCCCCCTCTCACCTCATTAGTAAAGGATAAGATATGGCATCGACAAAGAAAAACAAAGAAATAAATCACCAATCACTTCTAAATGTTAAATCTATCACAGATAATCAGAAGGTAGTATTTGATACATGGGGTAAAGGATCAAATCAATTCTTATTCGGTGCAGCTGGTACAGGTAAAACATTTATTTCCCTATATCTAGCCTTACGGGATGTAATGGATCTCAAGAAACCATACGACAGAGTTGTACTGGTACGTTCACTTATTCCTACTAGGGAGATTGGATTTCTGCCTGGTGATGAAGAAGATAAATCTGCACTATATCAAGTACCGTATCAGAATATGGTTCGTTTTATGTTTGAAGCATCAAATGAACAGCAGTTTAATTCTTTATATGATAGACTAAAGGGACAAGGTAGTTTGTACTTTTTGTCAACTTCTTTTCTAAGGGGATTGACATTTGATAACAGTATCATTATAGTAGATGAATGTCAAAATATGAACTTTCATGAATTAGATACAATTATTACTAGGGTTGGACAAGACTCTAAAATAGTATTTTGTGGAGATTTCAGTCAAACTGATTTGGTTAAGCAGAATGAAAGGAATGGACTGCATGACTTTCTACGAATTTTAGAAGAGATGGAAGAATTCAATTGCACCGAATTTACTCTTGGAGATATTGTTCGCAGCGGTTTTGTTAGGTCTTATCTTATCAACAAGATAAAAATGGGATTGGGTAGTGAATAGTGAACGAGGTTATATTCCTCAACGAATCTCCCCACATGGCATATACCAGATACTTAGGAGCTTATGCATGTGCGGCCGAAGTTAGGAAGAGAGGATATGACACTGTAGTATTTGATTTCTTTACAAGGGCAGAATGTGATTTCTTTGATGTATTTCAGAAACTAATCACTAAGGATACAAAGTTTTTATGTATATCTAACACCTTTCTGTATTCAGATGAAAACCTAGAAATGAAGAATACATACAGTGATTGTTTTGCATCGGCACAAAAGAAAAAGAAAGACTATACTATTAATGAATATTTAACTGCTACTATGAACTTGTGTTGGGATTCTCCCGAAAGGATTGCTTCGTTCTTTGAAAAGATTCTCTTGATTTGTCCTGATATTAAAATACTAAGTGGTGGTGCTAGAACAAACGATATATATACCTTTGCTCGTAGTGGTATTAACACAGAAGACTTTTTATTGAAAGACTATGTAGATCGTTGGTTGATAGGATGGGGTGACAAAGCAGTTGCAGATGTTATTGAGAATTGGGATACAATAGAGTATGAAGATATTGGTGGGTTTAAGTTCATTAACGTAGGTAATCATCCAGAGTGGCCGAAGTATGATATTCCTCTCTCACCATTTCAAGAGAAGGATGCGGTGGTATCACATGAAATGCTATCGTTAGAAATTAGTAGAGGTTGTGCATTTAGTTGTAGGTTCTGTCATTATGATAAAGGGTTTTCTCACAAATTGAATAAGGATCAAATCTATAGTCAACTGATGCATTACCATGATATGTTCGGTGTATATAAATTTAATTTAACAACAGATTGTTTTAATGATAATTATGAGCATGTGAAAGATTTTCATGAAGTAGTAACAAGTCTACCTTTCAAACCAATATTTGCTTCCTATGCAAGAGCAGATTTGTGTCATAAATATCCTGATATTATTGACATGATGGCAGAAAGTGGGTTTAAGGTATTGCAAGTTGGGGTTGAGAGTTTGACCCATAAGGTTGCAAAAGCAGCAGGAAGAGGATTACCAGCAGAAAAGATAATTGATATTCTAGGTAAATTCAGAGATCGTGGTATGTACATTGTTGGTAATTTTATTATCGGACTGCCTGGAGAAACACCAGAAACGCAACGTCAACAATTCAAATGGGCATCAGAACAAAACATATTAAATGCTAGATTCAGATCACTCAATGTGTATCCTCATGTTGATGACATTGCAAAGGTGTCCACCTATCCTGCTTATAGTATGGATCCAAAACGATATGGATTTACAGAATTTAAGTTTGATCCAGATATGTACTGGAAACATGAAGGAATGGATTTGAAACAAGCAAGAGAGTTGCACAAAGAGTGGAGAATTAAATGGAGAGGAAGGGAACGTGAAGCTCGTCCCATTGACCTCTCTGGTAAAATGAAAAAACCAATGCGTTTAGATTATCATACCGGCGCACAAGGTTTTCGTAATAATATACACTTTCAAGGTAGAGATAGATCAGAATTTTTGAAAGAGTATTATAACCGCTTGGTTAGTTAGAATAGGAGAAACAAGAAATGAGTTATAAATTATCATCTAGGTCAGTAAGTCGCCTAGAAGGAGTTGAGCAAGAGCTGGTGGATGTAGTTCATCGTGCTATTGAGTTGACAGAAGTAGACTTTGGTGTTATCCAAGGACTACGGACTGTTGAAGAACAGGAAGCACTGGTTGCTAAAGGTGCATCCAAAACCATGAAGTCTAAACATCTTGAAGGTAAGGCAGTAGACCTAATGGCATATATTGATGGACGGGGTTCTTGGGAACTGAACGTCTATGATGAGATTGCAGACGCTATGTCACACGCCGCAGTTGAGTTGGATGTTGGTGTACGTTGGGGTGCTGCATGGAGTGTATCAGATATTCGTGAATGGGAAGGTTCGATGGAAGACGCTATGTTAAGTTACGTTGACTTGCGTAGGTCACAAGGACGCCGACCTTTTATTGATGCACCGCACTTTGAACTAATTAGTTAGGAAAATAATGACAACATTTAATCATGTACCAATTGAGTTACCAGACTTAACAACCAAAACAGTAGATAAAAAACGATTTTACGTTACACCTGATGGAGATTTCCCTTCTATCACAACGGTACTTTCTATTCGTAATAAGAAAGGACTGTATGAGTGGCGTAAGCGTGTAGGTAATGAGGTTGCAAACTATGTAGCACGAACTGCAGCTGCAAGAGGTACTTCTATTCACCATATGTGTGAAGACTATCTTAATAATATGCAGTCTGATTGGCCAGATAAGTGGGAAGAACACAAGAAGAAGTTCTTGCACTATGCGTTATTCAGAGTGTTAAGAGATAAAGGATTGTGCAATATTGATGACATATATGCACAAGAAGCAGGTCTGTATTCTACTAAATATAAAGTAGCAGGCAGAGTTGATTGCATTGCAAAATATAAAGGAGAACTATCCGTTATAGACTTTAAGACATCTACTAAGGAGCGAAATGACGATTGGAACGAGAACTATTATATACAGTGTTCAGCATATGCTGAAATGTTCCAAGAATTAACAGGAGAAGAAATAAACCAGATAGTCATACTCGTAGTTACAGAGGACGGAACAGTTCAAGAATTTATCAAAGACAGATCAGATTATACTCACTTGCTTGTAGATGCCTTATCCGAATGGAGACAGGAAAATGAAAAAGTGCCTAATAATCTTGCTGCTGGGGTTGCTTAGTTTCGTACCCACAGCCACGGCACAAGAGCCAGAACAACCGCTTGTCACACAAAAACCATTGATGTGTCATACGGCAGATGAAATAGTGAGAATTTTAACAGAGGAATATGAAGAGAAACCCATACTTATGGGTAAAGAACCTCTTATGCTTCCCAACGGAAGATTGTTAGAATTACATATTCAGTTGTGGGTCAATGTTAAAAAAGGATCATATAGTATTGTTCAATCCCCACCTCAAATAGAACAGTTTGTTGGTAAATTATGTATACTATCAGCTGGAGATATTCTGGATTTGAATATTAAAGAAATACGTTTATTGTTGGGTGATCAATTTATTTAAAAAAAGTACTTGACAATTGTAGTACTAATGTGGTATAAATATACTTACAGTTTGATGAAACAGATCGAACGGCATACTGGACGGGGGTGCGATACCCCCCGCCTCCACCAAAAGGAGATTAGTGTGGAAAAGATATTATTAGGGGGTCAAGATGAAGAACCCCTTAGTACGAGAGGTAAGTAAGTGGATGTTTAAAGCATATATTGTTTGGAGCATATGTGCAGATATAACCTTACTTGCTGGTATAATTTATCTAGTCTTTTTCTGATGGGGGCGAAATAGGATCGACAGGTGTTAAATAGAGAAGTGGAGAACTGTCGGATGACTACGTTATCGGTCAATCAACTAAACGCAAATGATAATTTTGCACCTATGGCACTTGCTGCGTAAGCAGTAAATGTTAATGGAGTTTCGGTAGGTTCCTTAGCAACAGAATAACCTACCACTTTAAAGGATGGAATACTTCTATCCTATTTGTCATGACAAGGAGATTTTTAGATTATGACTACTACGACTAAAACACAAGCTGCTCGTGTTGCAGCTGCACTTGAAACTGGTGTAGAACTCACCGCTAAACAGATTTCGTCACGTTACAATGTTGCTAACGTCCGTGCTGTAATTAGTAAACTGCGCTCAGAAGGTTATTCGATCTTCTTGAACAAGCGTGTATCGTCCTATGACGGTGAAACCTATATGAAGTATCGTATGGGTACTGCGCCTCGTTCAGTAGTTGCAGCCGGTTACGCCGCTCTTCGTGC